CTAAAAATTCTAAATACAACAGAGTTATTTGTTCATTTATTAATCCTGATAGAAACTTCCAAGTAGATGAAATTCAGTACCCAGCTGTAGATGATAGTGGATATGCAACAGCAGATAAACACGCAACAATGAAAACAGCAGATGGTGGTTTTTTACTAGAGGGAAGATTTGATTTTCAAACTTTAACTTCACCATATCAAGCAGAAGAAATGGCAGAAGTAATTTTAAGAAGATCAAGAGAAGCTTTAAAACTAAATTTAAATGCTGGTGGTAAAGCTTACGATTTGGCCATAGGAGATATAGTAGCCATAACACATAGTTCAATAGGATTTAGTGCAAAAAATTTTAGAGTTAATAGTATTACTTTTAATGAAGATTTTACTGTTGGTTTAAATTTAATTGAACATCAGGATTCACATTATACTTGGGCATCAAAAACACAAGTTTCATCAACACCATCTACAACCTTACCAAATCCTTTTTTAATTCAACCACCAGCAAGTGTAACTTTGTCAGATACACTAATTCAATATAATGATGGAACTGTAATTGTTGCGTTAGATATATCCATTGGTGCTTCTCCAAATAGCTTTGTATCTTTTTATCAAGTTGAATATAAAAAAGCATCTGATTCAGATTTTATTATATATGCACAAGGTTCAGGTCTAACACATAGAGTTTTAAATGTAATTGATGCCGAAACTTATGATGTTAGAGTAAAAGCAGTTGGTATTAGTGGTTCTTCTAGTTCTTTTGTATCTGCTCAAAGAACTATTGTTGGTGCAACTGACCCTATATCAGATGTTACAGATTTTTCCTGTAACATACTTGGAAACGAAGCCCATTTATCTTGGGAAGCTGTAACAGATTTAGATTTAGCATTTTACCAAGTAAGATACTCAACTTTAACAACAGGTGCAGAATGGCAAAACTCAGTATCATTAATTGAAAAGGTATCAAGACCAGCGACTTCAGTTACAGTTCCAGCAAGAGTAGGTTCTTACTTAATAAAAGCGGTAGATAAGTTAGGAAACTTTTCTTTACAAGCTACAATCATTGCGACTAATGTAACAGCGATTGGTAATTTTAATAATGTAGCAAGTGCAACAGAAAACCCTAATTTTACAGGAACAAAAACAAATTTAACTTTAGCAAGTAATTTATTAAGACTTACTAATTTAAATGCCACAGGAACTTATGATTTTTCTAGTGTTATAGACATTGGGGCATCACATACTTCAAGAGTTACAGCATCATTAACACAATTTTCAGAAGATCCTACTGACTTATTTGATTCTAAAACAGGATTATTTGATAGTGCAACAGGCTCATTTGATGGAGATGCACCAGCTAACGAAAATGCTCATTTAGAAATTGCTTTATCAGATGATAACTCTACATTTACTGCATTTAGAAACTTTGTAATTGGAGACTATACAGCTAGATATTATAAATTTAGATTAGTGTTAATATCAAGAGATGGTGCAACAACACCTGTAATTTCTGCATTATCAGTATCTATTGATATGGAAGATAGAATACAATCAGGAAATGATATATCAAGTGGTGCTGGAACAAAAACAGTTTCATTTACAAAAGCATTCAAAACTGTTAATTATGCAGTAGGCATAACAGGACAAGGAATGGCAACAGGTGATTTTTTCTTAGTAGAAAACAAAACAATAAATGGTTTTGATGTTACTTTCAAAAATTCATCTAATAGTGCTGTTTCAAGAACATTTGATTTTATAGCAAAAGGATTTTAGTAAATGGCAAATCACGATTATATTATAGATAACCAAACTTTCCCAGCAACTAGGACAGATTTAAATAATGCTTTGTCTGCTATTGTATCAAATAACTCATCATCATCAGAACCATCAACTAAATATGCTTATCAATGGTGGTTTGATACTTCTTCAAATACTTTAAAATTTAGAAATGCTGATAATGATGCTTGGATAGATTTTGCAATATTTGATATGACTAATGATGTTGTAAATATTGTAGATAGCACAGTTACGTTATCTAGCTTATCGTCTTTATTTCATGATAGAGGTGCTTATGGTTCTTCTTCTTCTCCAATAACTTACACAGTAACAGTTGGTTCAAAAACAACTGCACACCCATATAGTGGTGTTGGAAGTTCAAATGCTTATTTTTTAGAGTCGTTAGAAGCACCAGCATTTACTCTAAATGGTGCAGATACTTCAAAACCTTATTATTATAGATTCGATCAATCAGATGGAACAAACTCAGGACACCCACTAAGATTTTATTTAGATGATGCAAAATCAACAGCTTATACTACTAATGTTACAACTAATGGAACTCCAGGATCGTCAGGTGCATATACTCAAATAGCAGTTGATGAATACACACCAAATATTCTTTATTATCAATGTTCATCTCATGCACATATGGGAAACCACTTTAAAATTATATCAAGTAAATTTAATTCAAATGGTGTTACTTTTAAAATGCCAACAGCAGACGGAACATCAGGTCAAGCTATGGTAACAGACGCATCAGGTAATTTATCTTTTGCATCTATATCAGAAACAAAACCAACAATAACATCTTCTAGTTTATTTCTAGCACCTGACACGGCATCAGCTATCACTATTGCTGGAACTAACTTTGTTTCTGTTCCTATTGTTGAAGCTATAAACTCATCAACGGGTGCAATCACTAGAGCATCAGCAGTTACATTTACAAGTGCAACATCAATCAACGCTACCTTTACTCTTGCTTCTGCATCTTATTTTATTAGAGTTGAAAACAATGACGGAAATGCTGTAAGATCATCTTCTGCTATTTTATCTGCTTCTGCGTCACCAACTTTTTCAACGTCTGCTGGGTCTATTGGAACTGTGTCTGCTGGAAGTACAGTATCGTTAGACATTGACGCATCATCAGACTCAACAGTAGCTTTTTCTGAAACAACATCTGTATTGACATCAAATGCCAACACACCTGCACAAACAATGAATTTAACTTTGAATAGTAGCACAGGTGCAATAACAGGAACTGCACCCTCTCCTACATCAGATACAACTTACACTTTTACTATACGAGCAACTGACGCAGAATCACAAACAGCAGATAGAGAGTTTTCAATTACTGTTTCAGTTGGTATAAACAACTCAGGACAATTTAATTAGGATAATATTATGGCTTCAACTTATTTATCAAGAACATTTAGCTCAGGAACAACAAAAAAATGGACTTTTTCTGCTTGGATTAAAAGGTCAAATATTAGTTCTGCACAAACTTTATTTTACGCAAGCCCATCAGCTAATAGTAATTTTGAAAGCATAGGTTTTACAAGTTCAGGAGATTTTGATTGGGAACATTACGAATATACATCAAGTTCTTATAAAGGAAGATTAAAAACAAATAGACTCTTTAGAGATGTTTCAGCTTGGACGCACATAGTTTGCGTTTTTGATAGTGCTAATGCAACTGCTGGAAACAGAATGAGGCTGTATGTAAACGGAACAGAAGAAACAAGCTTTGCAACAGATACAAACCCAACACAAAATCAAGATGCTATAATAAATGGTGCAAATCCTCATACTGTTGGTTCTTTTGGAACAGGACAATACTTTGATGGATTAATGGCTCATGTTCATTTTACAGATGGTTATGCTTATGACGCATCAACTTTTGGTGAATCAGATTCTACATCAGGAATTTGGGTCGCAAAAAGTTCACCATCTGTAACTTATGGAACTAATGGATTCTTTTTAAAATTTGAAAACTCAGGAAATATGGATTTAGATAGTAGCGGTAATAACTTATCATTTACTACATCAGGAACACTTACTCAAAATGTAGATACACCTGATAATAACTTTGCAACATTAAATCCTTTAGCTGGAAATTGTACATTTTCTAATGGAAATAATACTTGGGTAGGCACTACATCAGGTTATGAACATAGTTCAGCAACATTAGGAGTTTCATCAGGTAAATGGTATTGGGAAGTAAAACCAACTCATGCTTGTGGTGCTATGGGAATAACAGATTTTAATTGGCAGTTTGATAGAAGAGGTTCACTTATTTATGCTTCAAGTGGTTATGCTTGGGTTTACGAAGGTAATGGTTATGTTTCACATAATAGTTATGGAGATATAGCAAGTAATTATTCTAGTTATGGATCATCAGATATTATTGGAGTAGCATTAGACTTAACAAATAATAAATTACATTTTAGTAAAAATGGTGTTTTTGAAGCATCATCAAATCCAGCAACTAATACTAATGGAATTAGTATAGATGCACCTAGTTCTCTACCCTCAGGTTTTTATAGTCCATTAGTAGCAGATTTATGTAGTGCTACTGCAGGTGGTGGAAGTGTTAATTTTGGTTCAGGATTTTTTGGCACAACTGCTGTAGCTTCAGCTAATGCAGATGCTAACGGACATGGTGCTATGGAATATGCAGTACCATCAGGATATTACACATTAAATACTAAAAACTTAAAGGAGTTTGGATAATGGCTTATATAAATTTTCAACCATCAGATCATTTTAATACGTTACTTTACACAGATAATGGAGCTAACAGAACTTTAACAGGTGTTGGATTTCAACCTGATTGGGTATGGATTAAAACTAGAAATCATGCAAA